CTTCTCCTCAAGGACAGGCTCGGCGCTGTACCACACGGGGCCAATATTCAGCAGGATCGCACCCTCAAGCTTGCCGCCCACCGTGTCACCAATCACACCCACCACGCCCCCTTGGTGGGTCAGGGATTTCCAGACCTGATTGGCAAGCAGCGCGATGTCGGGGGCGATGAACGCATTTTCCTCAGTCGCCGCAATAGAGAGGCGCATCATCTCATTGAAGTCTGCCGCCGTGCCAACCCGAACCGTGATATCATCCATAATTTAATCCTTCTTGGGACCAGGCAGGTTCTGCAAGGTCTTGATTGTTTTCTGCCGCATCTTTTTCACAAAGGCGTCGAGGATTTTGTGGCCGTGATCCATGTCACCCTTGCCAATCTCGACTACGTCCTCAGGTGGTATCACATACTCACCGCCAGCCGCAACAATAGGGACCGAGTCCGTCTCACCACCAGCCGCCTTGCGCGGCGCGGGGACGCCATACGGCAGGCCATTTGCGCCATATGGCATACCCTGCTGCCCATACGGCCCCTTGGCGGAGAATATGTTTTTGGCAACCTTGAAGCCAGCCATGGAATTGCCCTCACCCATGGCCGAAATGATGTCGGCGGGGATGACATACGATCCTGATGCAACGTGCATCGGCAAGTGATCCGTGCGGCCAGCCACGGCGCTGTGGATTGGACCCTTGTGGACCTTCGTCCTGCCGCCGCGTGCGCGGCTGTCACGCGCCGTGTTAAGGGCTGCGGCAATGGCTTGATCCCGTGGGTGACCAGACTCAACCATCTCGGATATGTTATTGGAGATTGTCTCCTGCGACGATCCATGTTTCAGCGGCATATTACGCTCCCTCGGAGAATGAAATGACAACCGTCATGCCCGTGCCTGGGACGACAACGAGGCCATTGTTGTATGGCATGTTGATGACTGTAACCCCGATGGCGTTGGTCACAGAGGCCAGCGCGCTGGTCAGGATTCCACTGTTGTTGCTGTCATAGATCACGCAGGGTGTGCTTCCCGCCACCACGACACTGACAGACGCCAGTCTTCCCTGACTGATCGTGACCGAGGTGGTGGTGGTCAATGTCTGCGACCTCGTGGTGCCGTTGACCTTCAGGTACGTCTGGCCAAGCTGGTTGACCGACGTAACCACGTTTTTCGCAGCCGTGAGGATATCGGATAAGGAGGCCATCAGTATTTCCCATCTGGCTGGAGGCGGTATCGGATGTTACCCATGCGCCAGAATGTTGCGACTTGGCTGCCCGAAATCTTGATCGAGATCAGGCGCGCACGGATGCGTGGCGAGATATACTGCGTTGTCTGGCTGATGCTATACGGCCCGTAAACTTTCGGTGTCTGTCCTGGGTAATCTGCCGCGTAAAATGTGATCTGGACGGTGGCGTTATTCGATCCGCCGTAATAGCCCCACTTCATGTCTGGCCAGACCTGATCAATGAAAGTCATGTTGTCGCCCTCATTCAGGGCGAAATAACCAGTCTGCACAAATGAGTCCATCGGGAAGCCATTTGCATCCTGCGATGTCTCGTGCTGGTAGATCACACTGTCGCCGCCCGCGCCGATTGGGGGGCCGAAGACGCCCTGATCAATCCACGCCGTGCGGGTCAGCGTGCCAAAGTCCCACTGCTGGAGCAGGGTGTTGTATTTGACGTATTTTGTCGGGACGCCGTTTGATCCAGTGGTGGGGTAATACCACGAGATTTCCCCAAAGCGGCTGTTTGGCGCGCAGCGGATGTTGCCCAGATAGTCTTCGTCAATGTCTTGGAAAATGACATCCCACACGGGGCATGGAATTGATTGGACGCCACCGCCCGCCAGCATGTAAAACTGGCTCTGCGACATCCAATACACGATACCAGCCAGCGTACCCATCGCCTTGTGGCCAATCAGCCCGCAGCCCGACCCGATCTCGTTGAACGAATAGACGAGCGGCAGGTTGATGTATTGCATCGACCACAGGTGCGTGTCCGTCCACAGAAGACCCTGCTGCGGACCCTGCATCGCGCCGACGATCCTAGACCCCTTGGGGATGCGGAAAGACCCAGCCTGATTGCTTACCGTGGCCACCCAATTGGTGAAGTTTCCCACGTCCGTCCAGCGCACGAGCAGGGGGTCTTGGATACCATTGAAGGTGGTGCCGTAGGCGATGACCTGACGCTCTGGCATGGCCACGAAGAAGCCCTCGTTGACGAGCGGCGCGTTGGGTATGACGTTGGCGTGATCCGATCCGCCGAGCGGGTCGTAATAGAAAATACCGCTCTTGATTGGGCTTGCCACGAGGAAACCGCCCCAGTTGTCCAAGGACCAGTCCGTGACAGGCAGGGGCGCGACCGTCGTGCCGTTTGTTTGGTCGTATACGCCTGGCGGGAAGCCCCAGCTTTTTATGGTAACCGTTCCAGATGTTTCTGTTGCAGCAGCCGCCCCCACGGGAAATGAGAATGTGCTTGTCACGCCAGAGGTGGCGGCGCTGACAGTATACGCCCCGTTAAAGTTTGTTGTTCCAGTGATTGTGAACTGGGTACTTGGTGCCACAAATATAGCCTGATTGACCGTCACAGTTGCCACCAGCCCCACCGTGGAGATTGATGCAATTGCAAACTGACGGCCACCGCTGGACGTGACGCCCGTGCCAAATCCGCCCCCGCCAAACAGGCCACTGCCAAAGCCAGCGGCTGCTGGAATGTTCTGCTGGCCGACATAGTAAATGATTCTGGCATTCCCGCCATTCATAAACACCGTGGCACTTGACGACGCAGAGTTTGGGGACGCAATCGTGAATGTGTTTGCCGTGACCGACGGGGTTTCCAAGACAAGGTAGTTCCCATACAGCGTGACGCCACCCACGGTCGTGGGGACGAGTATGGCGAAGGTGGACCCCGCCGCGTAGCCGTGATCTGGCAGGGTCACCGTCACGTTGATTTCGCCGCTGACAGTGGTGAACGATGGCACGACGCCCCCGTTTGTGACTGTGGATGTCGCAGGCGCAAGCAGACCGATGATGTTTTTTGAGATGATCTGGTAAGTGTCGTCGCTGACTGCGATTGGCGGGTAATACCCAGACAGGACAATGCCGCCCACGCTGATTGGGGTCAGGATGTTTAGGCCGTCATACGACGAAATGTTTGAGTTGTTGTCGTCGATGGTGACGGTCGCGGAGCCGCTGGTTGTGTCAACCGCGACTGGGACGTTGTATGTGTAATAGTTTGGGGAGATCGGAATGGAAAACCCCCCAGCCTCCGCAATGTTTAGACCGTCCTCCTCGCCAATCGCAAGGTAAGACGTGCCATTCACGTCCGCCCACGAGTGCAGTGCGCGGATGATTGATGTCTGGGTACCCTCAATGAACTGGGTCCAACCGCCAAGCTTTTGCGGAAGCCCCAGTCCCTGACGGTCAGGCACAAACCTGATCAGGTTGCTTTCAGAAATTGCCGCCTCATTCAGGGTGGGCGTCCTATTCTGATCAACGCCAGGGATGAGTTTAAGGCTTGCGTGCGGCATGTGTTACCCTCGCGTCGGAGAGGAGACTGTGGCGGGCGCTTGCGAAGACCACGCCGCGCCCTCAAACTTCTTGCGAGCCTCCTCGACGGTGGCAGATTTGAGGAGCGTCTGATACTGGTTCTCGTAGCTTTGCGCCATCTGCGGATCGTCCGACTGGCGGCCAAAGTTGCGCTGGTAGGCCGAGATGTAGATCATCGACGCCATGATCAGAAGGTCTGGCAGGTATTGGCTGATAAAGGTTGTCGTGACCACCTCAGACAACGACGCTGGGCGGATCGTGCCAACTACTTCCACATAATAATCAACATCTGGAACTGGCCCGACAAGAAATAACGTGTCATTAAACGGGACAAAGTATTTTGGTTGGCCGCGATTTGTGGAGATGGAAGACCCAAACACAGAGTCAAGAAATTCTTTTGTCGCGGGCAGCAGCGGTACGCGTGTGGCCAAGTCGGGGTTTGTCTGCCCCGCTGGCGTGATCAGGTTGATTTGTTCGCTGACCACAAAATACGATCCGCCCGCGAGGTTTTGGCTGAAGGACAAGTTTCTGTTTCCCGCCGTCAACTTGTAGGCTGGCCCATACAGGGATTCAGACGTGTCCAGCAAGTCAAGGTCGCGGTTGATGCGCAGGGTGGCGTAGTCAATCATGGACGGGATGATCGCCAAGAAGTTTACGTCATCCTCTGCGACGACGGCCATCTCAGCGATCTGCGTCTTGTATGTGGCGTATGTCAGTCCGACCATGGTGTCACCCTACGTTTTCAGGCACTATAGACCAAATCGTTGCATTATCCAATAGACGTTGCGAGTTCACCGCCGCAGGCAAAATACCCAGCGCCATCCACCCAGTTGTCCTCATGGCTTGGATTCAACTTGATCCTTGCCACCTTCACGAGCGCCATCATCACAGACACATCTACCGCGTCGATAGGGACATCCAAGTGGACCGACCAGTACCGTGCAATTGTCTCAAAGTTGTTTTCCATGTCGCCGTGTGTCGCGGTGCGGTCCTTGGTGACGTATGTCTTGGCGGTGTCGAGGATTTGCGATCTGTTCATAGGGATACCTTTATGCGGCTGATTTCGCCGCGCTGCTTGTGAAATGTAATGGCCTGCATCTGCGCCTGCGATCCGTATGCGCTGGACGCCGCGTGGTAGTCTCTGGGAGTGATCGGCCTAAGCTGTTCGACTTGGACACCACCTATATCCTGCACTTTGGCGTGATGCAAATGCCCCGTGAAGTAAAACCGAAACCGTGTCCTGCCCCACATCTCTGGCCACTCGGTGGCGAGGTGCATAACCAGACGCTCCGCCTTGGCCTTGTCCCCGTGGTGGGCCGCAAGCAGGCACAGTCCGAACTCCATGACAAAGAAGTCACCCGCGTTTCTTTGGATTTCAATTCGCGGGTTGCCCCTGTACCTTTGGATCATGGCCATCATCACGGCGACATATATGTCCCTGTCGTGGTTTCCCTTGATTACGGACACCAAAACCTTTTCGTGTTTTGTGGCGGCAATATCAATGGCGGCGGCGAGGGCGTCTATGGCCGCCTCAACTGTCGCCTCGATTCGAGTGTCAACATCTAAGACGTGTCCGCTCTGGGTCAGGTTAGTATTATCATTGTGGTGTAAATAGTCACCACCCACCAGTATGATGCCAAACTTTGACGCGGGTGATGACGACACGCACTTTGCAATTCCGTTTACAAGCCTGTCTGCGGCGATCTGGGTGGTGTAATCCTCTCCAGATTCTTCCTTCTTGGCTCTCATGCCAATATGCGCGTCAAAGAGGGGGTAGATAGTCAAAAGGTCTTCGTTGTGTGTATTTATTTGCGCAATTTCGGGTATCGGCTTGATCTCAGACATTGCATCTCGGACGCGCTCAATGAAGTTTTGCGCTGTGTCTCCTTTTGGCATCTTGAAATACAGGGATGCCTTTTCAGTCTTTATCCACCCAGAGTGCAGGATGTCTGTGTCCTGCATCCCAGCGTCATCCATGGCGTCCGAGACTGCGGGGTCAATCTTTCTCTCCGCTCGGCCAATGAGTTCCCTGACAGAACTTTCATCTATGTTTAGCCGCTTGGCAACTTCCCTCTTGCTGCCTAATTCCAGATAAAGGTCATATGCCTCTCTCTGGCGGGGTGTCATTTACATGCCGCGTCCATCATCATGATCAGTCGCGCCCCCGTGATTACGGATGCGTCACCGCCATCCTTGGCCAATGCGGCTGCGTGCTTCGTTCTGGCCGATGCGGTGCCGTCGCAGATCGCGTTACTGTTTGCCGCGATCCCGCAGCCAGTCACGAAGAACAGCAGGGTCATCGCTGATATTGCTCTCAACATTGTCAATTTCCTTTCGGGTCTTGGCATATGTAACGGCATCTTGCTGCTTTTGGTCACGCTTGCCTGCCATCCACGCCGTGAATAAAAGAACGAAAATTCCTGCGGCCCAGATCGCCGCCTTTCTGATCCAGCCAAACATCAGCGATCACCCGCCGCCCACTTGCGGAGGCGCTCACGCATGATCCACACGGCGGCCAGTGCCACAATACCACAGAACACCAGCGCCACGATCTGCGCCGTCCCGCTGAGTGCTGACACGGCTGACACGCCAGCGCCCACCGCAGACACGGCCTGAACCGCGCCAGCCTGCATGGTGGTCGATTCCATGGGTGTGCCGCGTGGCGCGTCTGGTACGGCGCTGCTGTCCTCGACTGCCTCTTGCGCTGCAAAGCCCACGGGGGTCAGAAACAGCGCACGTTCAGCGGCGCGGCGACGGACAAGCCCGCTCAGAACCTTACCGCCAGCTTTGTTCCACATCAGGATTGCGTCAGCGGCCTTCGTTTTGTCGCCAGCGTTGAAGTGGCGCAGGGCCGATGAATTTTTGAATGCGCCAGAGCCGATGTTGTATGCCAGAGACACAAACGCACCCATCTCATTTTCGTTGATCGGCTGGGTGATGGCTGGCTTGATTGCCTCCGAAAACTTTTCAACTGCCATCTTTAGGTACGTCTCGGCGTCGGCCTGCGTGATCTTCATGCCCTCGTGCGGCGTGATGCCGACAAATGCTGACGCGGTTGTGCCGTAGCCAATGGTCCAGATGCCAGCGGGGCATTTGTATGCCGTCAGCTTGCAGCCTTCAAATTCTTTAATCAGGTTGATCGTTGCTTTGTTAATCATTTGCGTAACGCCTGTTCTATGGTGTCTAGTTTCAAGAACACAGCTTTGAAGCTGTCTTGGATTTGCTTGAACTCGCGGTCGTGGGCCTCTTTGTTGGCTGTCGCGGTGGCTTTTAACACGGCAATGTCAGTGGAATGTGACTGTTGACGATTATACATCGCAAACATCACGGCAATTACTGGTGCCACAGCCCACTTCATCAGAAACTCAAAGACGTCCATTTTTATGCACCACCATGTTAGAGAAGATATCGTATGATTACAATGCCAGAGCCGCCGTTGGTTCC